ATCATAAAATCTGCTTGCAGGGTCTAACATAAATATTTTGTCACAAGGGTAAGTGCCACCAGCTGAGTTGATACACCAAACTTGGTCCCATGTTTGTCCGTTTTGTTGACCAATAGCAAAATCTACTTGTGAAATACCAAGACCCACTATAGCTACTGATTTGAGATTGTTCTCTTCCACTAAGTCACTGAGCCACGCAAAGAATCGTATCTATATTCATCTCGGGTTGCTCGACCCTCAGATATATTCTTCATCCGACTTATCGCCTCCTTGAATCTTGCCTCATATTGGGCAACGACATCAGGAGGTTCTTTTAGGAACACTGCTCCCTCTACTAATGTACCGTACAACAAGGCATCGGGATAATCCGTTGACAAGAAAGTTGTACCGCTGTCACTACCGCTTGTTAGCGAGGCTGGTTTGTGTAAATAATGTAGTTCAATGGTGTAGTTCGAATCAGGTACAGGAGCTAACTCGAAAGCTGTGTCATCGAACAAACTGTAATATTTTGGTTGACCTGTTGCTGTGGTTGATGAATATTCACGCATAAATGATGGATGTTTAAAATCAAGGTAGGTATAAGTGCCACTACTGACAACAGCTAAACTCATTGGTGCATAGAAATCAGTAGGTGTGGCTAAAAACCTGTTACTGCTAGACAAAGCTCCTTGAACATTTTTTCTTTGATTAGGAAGTTGCACCATAGAAAAGATACGGTCCTCTGCCTCCTCTATAAAATTGTTTAGTTGGGATGTGAAGGTGGTTTCAGAAACCTCTAAGTAATCTTGTACCGCAGTTTTTAGGGTTGCTAATGTAAAACTCATGTCGTTACTGTTACCTCACCTAGATTAGCAGAGACACTAAAAGTATCAAGTTTTGCACCCAATAAGCCATCGCCAACATTTGTGTAAACTAAAAAAACAGTGTTGTCTTCTTGTACATCAGGTCTTGCGTTTCTCAGAGCTTGTGGGTCATCAGGTATCGCCCTTCTTTGTAGTTGCGGATGTTTAGGGTCAAATTGGTCAGGACCAACCAAAAGTCCGTTCCATGTTTTTTTCATATCTCGCAACTTATACCTGAAACCAGTAATATCGCAAATACCATAAGCATGTTTTCCTGAGGCAAAACTCATGGTATGTCGTAGCTCCTTGTACTTGGTTCAATCCTAAAAGATGCTCGGTCTTCATCTTGAGTCATAGCTCTGCTAAACTCCTCTTCGTAAAGCTGTTTTAGTATGCCTGCTCTTTCAGGTGCTCTTTTTAAAGACATGTAATATGCAAGTCCTGCGGTCAAACATGGATAAAATCTGAAAGGTAAATCTAAGGTGTTGGTTGCTGTATCTGCATCGTCCATTCTTGTCAGAACATTCATCACCACAGTATAAGTGCTAGATTTGTCAGGAGTTGGCCACACGGATATTGTTGGTGTCAGTTGTTTGTTAATAAAAAACTGGTTTGGTTTACCAGTGCTAGACTTGGTTGTTATATGTGCGTATTCAGCTCTTGATAGTCTTGTCATAGGTATATCGGTAGTTTCGGAGCCAACAGTTTCCCGTATAAAGACATCTAACACATCTATTGGTGCTGTAGGGTTGGTGCTATCGATGTTGTAGCTTTTGGTGTCTTTGACCATAGATACGGTCTTTTCTTTGATTGTCCACTGGTTCAAACCTCTGTTTGCCCATTCAGCTAACATGAGGTTAATACTTCTTTTAGCACTTTTTAGGTCATAGCCATTGCGTAACTCTAAACCACATCTTTCAAATGCCTCTTCTATGTACTCTGCTACATCTAGCTCAAAGTTTTTACTACTGGATGTTGCCATTACTTTTTCTTATCTCCTTCACTATATAGGTTATCAAAAGTTATTGTTGGGTCAATGTAGCTCTCGTGTTGTTCAGCTGAGTGCACCCATTGTGAAGGTGAAAAATCAGGTGGACCCTCTCCTGTCCGCCACAAAGCAGGGTTGGTCGCCCTTACCCTGTTATTAGGTAAAGCAACAAAATTGCCAGTCCAATGACCCGCATCAGTTAAATATAACACATGTGATTGTTTATGTTGAGCAGGGTCATCTGCTATCGAGTGGTTTGTGTAATCTACTGTAAAAAGATATTTGCCCAAATAAAATTCACCACCTATTTTACAGTGCCAAGGACTCGAACTAACTCTATCTAAGGTAACTAAACTATGGTCGTGACTCATACAGTCCCAAGGTTGTGCTAGATGGTCTTCCATCGGTTCAGGCCATTCTTGTAGTGGTATATCGGCAACCAGTGCTTGTATAGGCATCCTTGCCCACATAGCACCACCATGCACATTTTCATCAGGGTAGCCTTCAAAGTCAGTTTCGCAACCAGTAAAAACTACCTGAAACGATAAAGACCTATCAGGTAGTGTATTCACACCGATAGCCAGAGCATGTAGATACTCACCATGATATTTTTGATGGTTAGCCGTAAATTCTTTACGCACCCAGCATTTAAACTGAGGTATGTTTGATATTAAATATGCCACAATATTTAAAGTATGTTACTAAAGTTTTTTCAATACTGACTTAGGTATGTTGCCCATAGCACCGCCTTTAGCCATGCCTTTAGCCATCTTCATAGCACCACCTCTTGCCATGTATTTACTTTTCTTCATAGCACCGCCTTTAGCCATACCTTTAGATTTTTTCATGGCACCGCCTTTAGCCATACCCTTAGATTTTTTCATGGCACCGCCTTTAGCCATACCCTTAGATTTTTTCATGGCTCCACCGCCAGCCATCATTTTAGATTTTTTATGTCCCGGCATTTTATCTCCTGTAATTACCTTCTGCCAAACAAACCCATATTGTTTGAACTTTTAACTATTTTACCACCAATTTTCTTCTTAATGATAGTCTTTACATTTGTTGGTTTGCCACCAACACCTTGTCTCACTGCTCGCTTTCTTTTGACCGCTGATTTAATCTGTCCCTTAGACATTCCTTTTGCTTTGGAACGAGGCACACATTTAGGATACTTTCTCTTAGAACCTTTCGCTGACTTTCTGCCACAGGCTTGAAACTTACCGTCTTTTTTTGGAGCACCAATATCTACCCAATCTCCCTTCGAGCCTTTACCAAACCATTCTTTGAGTGACATTATTTATTCCTTGCCCTTCTTAAATCTTGTTTGCCTTTTTTGAAAATGTCAACTTGAGCTCTTTTGCCCATGACTTTTGACCTCTGCTCGCCAACGGTTAAAATTTGTATTTTTCGTGCAAAAGATTTTTTTGTTCTTTTCACTTTCGCCACTGTAGCTTTCGCATCGGCTGGTGTTTTGAATTTTATAGATACGGTATCAGATGGTCGTTCATCTGTGTAAAGGTCGCTGTGCTTAGATGCTGGTCTTACTTTACCGCTTTTTGTTTTTCTTGGTATTCTTCTTTGCATTGCTCATAACCTTAATATGTTTTTTTATGATATTAGACTGTCGTTTGTGCAACTTAGAGGCATTGCTTAGTTGTTTTACTACTTTTTTTAACTTTCTCATTAGCGATACTTTTTACTTTTTCGTTTAGTGCCATCTGCTCGTTTAATTAAACCACGAGCTTTAGCAGAGGCCCTTTCACTAAACCCTAACTTTTTGCCCTGCCTAACTTTTCTTTTTATGGTACTGGCTTTTGCAACCATTAGCTAGGTACTTTTGTTCGCTTTCTTTTGCCTTGCATCATAGCACCACAGCCACGGCTTTGTACCATAACAGCTCCGCCATTCTTCATAAAACCCATTTTGTTTCTAACTCTTTTTGGTAACTTAGGTAATCCTTTGTTATCACTAGGTATAGGTTTTAGGCCTTTGACTTCGCCACCAGCCGCCTTTTTTGCACCTTTATATTTGCCACCCATTCTTTTGTACTCTTGCACCATGTAACCTGAGGCATAAGCGGATGGGAAAACATCGAACTTAGCTTTTGCTTTTGCTCTAGCTTTTCGATACAAACTTGGGTTTGCTACATTGCTTGGAACTTTACTTTTTTCAGCCATAATTTTTTAACATCTCCATCTTCTTCTTGCTTGTCTCAATCTCGAGTTCGGATTCTTAGCTGCCTTAGGAAACTTTTTCATCTGTCCCGCAGACCGAGCACAAAAAGATTTTCTTCTTGCTTTCTCTTTAGCAGTAAGATTTTTCTTCTTCGTTACTGCTGTCTTTAGTTTACTGCCGGGGTTTTCTCTACGATAACGAGCTACACCCGCTTTCGTCATCCCAGCTCCACTTTTTGTGGACCTAAAATACTTTTTAGTTTTCGGTGGGTTTTTACTTACCTTCCGTGCCATTCATTAATAGTTTTTATTAAGAACTAAAATGATGTTGTAAGCATCTCCACTCGAGTGCCCGACAGTTGTAAAGTCTATATCTCCTGTCACACCACTACCTGCGTTGTTAGGAATCCCACTAAATAAATCAAAGTATTCGTCACCCGTGCTATCTGCTGGTAAATGTATTAATAAAACATTCGAAGTAGCATCAAACTCAAGTTTGACACTCATACCAACAGTCGCCCAGTAAATTCTTTCTACACTTACAGAGGTACATGCCTGCCCAGCACTGTTTGATGCTAGGGCAGAAACATCTACTTTTTTTACGGCAGATTCACCTGTGCCATCAGAGACATTAGTGAACCGCAAAATAGCTTTTCGTTCTCCGTCTTGTATAGTTTGTGAGGCTACTGCATCTGCCATAATTTACTCCTATAACTCTGAGTTTGCTGTTCTTTCTTTCAAAGCATGGATGTAATCAACGGTTAATACCTTAGCCGCTGCGGCTCCATTTTGAATACCGAAAGATACATTCAACTCTTCATCGTCAGGTGCATTTGTATTAACTACTGTACCTGCCTCGACATTATCTTGGTAAACTCTGAACTTTTGGTCTTTTGGATTGTAAACGAATCCAACTGTCATAAAAGTATCGTCTGCCAAAGAATTTGGTAAGGTTAGTGTTGACTGTGAGCTATCTTTTTCTACAACGAAATCTATGGTTGCGGCTCCGTCAGCTTTTAAGAAAAAAATACCATCGCTCACATCTAACGGTGTGGTATCTGTAAGTTGTAGACCAGCTACTATGTCAGATTGTGTGGCATCGTTTGCTTTGAATCTAAAATAGAAAGCGATTTGTTTACCAGCCTCATACTTAAAACCTTCTTTTTTCAGTTGAAAAAAGTCATGGTCATTATCGCCAGCGGCATTTGTTATTTGCAACAAGCCACCATCACCATCAATCAATGCCTCAGCCGCACTGCCTGAGCCATCTTCTGTGGTTGTAATAGTAAAATCTCCAGCATTGTAAATGTTGAAGTCATCGAAGTATTCGTGATACTTATGTCGGCTAGGTTGTTTTAACAAACCACCTGAACCTGAGGAGCTAACATTAGTAACTCCTGATGTAAAATGTGTAGACATAAACAGCCTCCTTTTGTTGACCATTACAGACACCATGCCTGTAACATTTATACTACAGATTCAATAATACTACTCCGTATCGTTATGTGCAAACAAAAAAAAAGGACCCTAAACAGGGTCCTTTTTGTAATACTGAGTAACAAAGTGTATTACTACTTCGATTAAGCTCCTTGTGAACCGTAGACACCTCTCCAGTCGGAGAAACCAAAAGAGTATCTCTCTCTTGCTTTGTATCTAATATTTCCAGTTGAGAAATCAGGTTCCATTGAATTTTCCATAGGTGACCTTTGGAACATCTTGAGTCCATCACCCATTTCATTCACTGAGGTCAGAATGAAGAAAGCATCAGGGTCATTTAGATAATGATTGACAACATAACCACCCGGCAAAACACCAGTGTTTTTGATTGCGTTGACATCATTGTCTGCTGTTCCTGACCTTAAATCTGATTGTAAAATTCTATCAGCAACGAAGACTAACTGTGGTGGAACCACAAGTTTGTCAGGTTGTACAGATATAATTAAACCTCTGTCATCAGTAAAGGTTGAAATATCAATGAAAGCATCCTCTAGTGATGCCTCGTTTAAGTCAGCCATTGTGCTTGCTCTGTTAGCCGCTGAGCCACCACCTGCTAGTGGGTGGTCAGATGCGATTAGAGATTTGCCATCGCCACCAAGGAAAGATGATGAGAACGCATTGTTTAAAACATCTGCTCCCTTAACTTCCTTAGTATTAGCCATAGATTTTGCTAATGCTTTAACATATCTCTTTCCGAGAGAATCATAAAGGTTGTCCTCTATGGCCTCCTCGGTTAACGCAAACGCAAGTGAAACAGTCTCATGTGTATAACGAGAACTGAAACTCTCTGATGCGTTGTCAAAGCTAACACCTTGACCTTCTGATTTTACTGGTGCTGAACCAAATCCAACGATTAATACTTCTTCTTCGAAAGCTCTGTTTGAATCTTCGATTACAAAAATATCTTCGTATTCTCTATCGTACTCATCGTAATTCATACCAAAGAGAGAATTTAAGCCCGGCTCAAGTTCTTTCGCTAATTGTGCTCTTGAAATTGCCATAATTATATATCCTTAAGCTAATCCAGCTCCTTTTTGTCCCATGATATGATTTTGAATCACGCATAGTACATTAGTGTTGGACGATGCAACATCGTCATTATCAGGGTCTTGGCTAATATCAATGCACTTAAGTGGTAAAGTAGCTGTAGTAGCTCCTGTTCCAACATCTAATTGTGCGGCTGATATGCCCGACTTTGTATCCCCTACAGGAGATGACTCTACTATATCGAAATTACCAAATAGGTCTGCCACTGGAAAAGCGGCATCTGCTTGGTATTCAAATACGACATTAGGGTCATCTATTACAGAGGCGATTATATCCGATGCAGAAATACTGCCCGGATAATGGTTTTTGAAAACCTGTTCTCCTGAGGTTGGGTCTGTATATTGAACTCCATTAAAAACTCCTACTACAGGAACCGTGCCTGTTGCGGCATGTCTTCCTATAACCCCAGCTGTAAGCTGAGTTACCAAGTCGCCTTGGAATATTGGAGTTGTGGCTCCACTAGCTATTCTGTACCTAGACTGGCCACCACTATATGGTGCTCCACCCATCATTCGAACTGGCTTTGCTCCGAAAGGTGCGTTTTTATTTGCCATAATAATTCCTTAATTCAAATAATGTTTACTTTTTTCCAAAAGTAACTTCGGATTTCCTCTTAGAATCATACTTAACATAGCGACCATCTTTTGACGACTCGTTAAACATAGTGTTATCGAGTGCGGCACTTTTCGCAGATGTCTGTTGCTCATAATAAGCATTTCTTTCTTGCTTGGTTTCTACTGGTATTTTTGCTAAGAGTAGTCCATCTGTATAAACTAAACCAGCATGTCTGCCTGAATCAGCTGTTGGGTAGTCGTACTCAGAAGGTAAATCAGTACCTCTTACGAGTTCCCAACCTTCTCTAAGTCTTCTACTTACATTAGCTCTATCCTCTTGTCCCAACATAGACTCTCGTATCCAACGATACTCATAGCCTTCAGGTGGTGCAGGAGTCTCAAGTTTTCTTACTGGCCTCCATGGTTGTCTGCGAGATTGTTTATCGTGTGTCTCGGAATCACGAGAATTTCTAGTGTTTGTCACTTGCTCTTTATCGTTCATTTTGCCTCCCTTGCATCGATTTTTTGCTTTTCCTTTGCAACGGATTTAAGCCATGCCTCTTCAGACATATTGTGTGGCTTAAGTCCACGAAGGCGGTCAACTTCCGATTTAGAGAAAGTAACACCGTTCTTCTTACTGCCCTGTGTTTTTTGTCGACCTCCAACGGAGGCTGAGGCAACCCTTTGCACAGCGGGTTCGCTTTCGTTTGCACCGACATTCCCTTTTAAGTTGGGATAAACTTGTTCAATTCTATTGTTTAACTCTTGATAATACTCACTAGAGTCAGCCTCGAAGCCTTCATCTATTAACATATTATGTTGAAAGTAAGCATACTTAGTAGCACGCATGTTGTTTTCATCAGATTGGTCACCATACCAACTATTCTTCGCATACCAATCTAAAGCCTCTTTTGTTGGTTGTACATTTTGTGGCTCTTGTTGTTGATACTCTTGTTGATATTGTGGCACTTGTTGTGGTTGCTCGGCTCTTTGTTTTGCAACTCGCAACTTTTCTTTTTCGATTACAAGCTCACTTTTCAGTGTGTCTGCCTTACTAATTAGTTCTGCATCGTTACTAGCAAGAGCTTTTTTATAAAGCTCCTCTGCTTGTGTTTGTTTTGCATCTAAAGCCTCTTCTTGTTTGGCTAGTAAATTAGATTGACTCTCTACAGCAACATTACGCAGGCTAAGATTTTCTTGGTCTTTCTCAACTAGTCTTGCTTTTAGTAAAGCATTTTCTTCTTGTGTTTTTCTGTTTCTTTCGTTTAGTTTGTTTATTCTCTTAGAAACATTTTTTGTATAATTTTCTAATTCATCCTCTTTTGTCTCAACGGACTCAGGGGCATCACTTGGTTCAGAATCAACTACCTCGACCTCTACTTCGTTTTCGTTATCTTGTACTTTCTTTTCTTCTTCACTCATTTATACACTCACTATGTCATCAGGATTTAATATAGTGGCAATAACTTCGTCATCGTTGATGATACGAACTTCTGCACCATCATCGAGTTTAAACCTAGAGCCGCTATATCGTCCTATCAAAACCCATTGTTTCTCTTGACACCAAGGCTTGTCGCCAAACCTCTTAGTATCATTAAAACACAAAGGTCCCATTTTTACCACATAGGCCACTACTGTAGCCAATGCCTCTCTGTTTATTGTCTCTTTTGCTAAGACTATACCACCTTTCGATGTTTTTTTACCTGCATAAGGTAAAACCAACATTCGCCATCCTGTAGGCTGTGGCATCCTGTCGAGCACTGAGCCATCTAATTTTTCAGGGTCTAGCACTCGCTCCTCAGGACTTACATAAGCATCGTCTAATTTTTTTTCGTCACTCATTATTGTCACTTTTTTTCAGCATGTCTCCTATGCCATTTGTAATATAGTATAAAGCAGAAAGTTCACCTTGCAAATATTTGTAGTGTTCCATATCTTTCAGGCCACCACTCATCATAGTTTCTTGAATTTGTTTCTCTCTGTCCTCTAAAAGTTTTTTTAGCTTATCGAGAAAATCTATGTCATTCATTTAGATTTTTTTACTTTTACTTTTTTGCTTATTTGTTTAACTTTTTTCTTAACAGATTTTACTTTTGGTTTTACATCCTCTACTGGTAAACCTTTAGCTATTCTGTCTAATTTTTTTGCTATCCTTTCTTCGTTAGCAACTCTTTTCTTTTCTTCTAGTTCTCTTTGTTCTTTTTGAGCAACTGCCTCAGCCTCACGAAGAAGTTTCTTTTCAGCTTTAAGTTTTTTTTGTGCCTCTAAGCGGTATGATGTAGTCATTTTAACTCCTAAATTTTTGTTCCAATTCTAATAATTTTAAATCGGCATTTTGTTTAAGTCTATTCTTAGACACCCCAAGTTTATCATCAGCTATAGCTTTTTGTATATCCAATCTTTGTAACTGTAATTGACTGTCTACTTGTTTCTCTTGTGCTCTTTGATTTTGTCTTGCAATAAATTGCTCTGACTCTTGGTCAAGTTCCTTGTCTCGCAACTGTAATTCAGCTTTTCTTATCTCTACTAATGGGTCAGCATCCCCACCCATACCAATAGATTGTAGAAATTGTGCTGTTAAGGCAGCTAATATTGGCGAACTAAATTGGTCTAATATCATTTGTATTTCTTGAATAATCATTTGTGCCTCTTGTGGAGAAACCATCTGAATCTGTTGTTGTACGGCTTGTATTCTTTCCATCACCTCAGGTGGCATTTGTTGTTGTGCTACCTGCACAGATAAAAACTGTAGATGTTGCATACAATGACTAACTATAAGTGCTTGTATTTGTGGATTCTGCATCACAACTGGAGTTAGAAACAAACCACTATGTGCTTGTAAATGTGCCTCATGGTTCTGTCCCTCGAAGGCTTGAGCTGGCTGTCCCATCAAAAAACCTGAATTTTCTAGTCCAGCATCGATTGGTTTAGGTGTCATATCAGGCGGTGGTTGAATTAAAGCATCGACATTATCAACACCTAACGCACCATACATTCTTTTATATGCCTCATATATGCCCAAAGGCCCATGTATCTGCGGATTAGATTGCACCATTTGTAGTAACTCTTGTGCTAGAGTCACTCTTTGACTTTGTGAAAATATATTTGGGTCAGATACAGGAATAATATCTACCTTGTCATCAAAATCTTGTTGTTTTATTTCTTGGTTCCCTGAACCAACTGCATACTCATATACTGGTGGTAAGAACTCATTAAATACTTTGGCAAGCAAGCCGAACTCTAACTTTTGGGCATAATGTAATCTTTTGTGAATAGCACTCATAACTTTGGTGCCCCTTTCCAGCAAAGCGACAGTAGTGCCAACAGGCATGGCTTGGTTCATATCACCGACATTCATATCGGCAATAGCCGCAAATCTTTTACCTGAGTCTACTAATATACCAAGCAACTGCATAAGAACATTGCTCGGCTCTTTTATGGGTAGAGGTATCAAATTCTCTCTCAATGAACCGCCAGTAGTATCTATATCTCTGAACTCACCCGGCTGTAATGGGTCATCTTCATCCCTAATACGCATACCTCTAGCCTTGAATCCAGCTGGCAAGTTGGCTAGTGTACCTGCATCAATAAGTTGTCTTAGTATAGAAGTAGATGCTTTAGACAGACCACCAATCATGTGCGATAAACCAAGGCCATAAAAGCCTAATCCGGGTAAAAACTTGTATTGCACAAAATAATTTATTTTGTTTTTCATAGGGTCGTTTGAGTCATAGTTTCTACGAATAGACAAGACTCTTCTCGAGTTCTCGTCTATTGTTACGATGTAAGGTAGTTTAAGACCTGAAACCTCACCGTTTTCTTTTTTATCTTCGAAACCCTCTATGTCAAGAACAGTATGCACCTCAAAAACATTCCTGTTTCTTTCTTCTTTGTAACTAGGCTCAACACCTTGTATTTCATCGATAGCCTCTTCTATATCAGACATTTCAGGGTTGTAGCTTTCACTTTTTATATCGACATCGGCATAAAAACCTGCGAGCTGTTGTTTTTTTATCTCGTTTGTTGACATGCTAATTACATGAGTAATTCTCTCAGCAGAACTAATATCAGTAGCCTCGTAAGGTACTATTAAGTCCTCAGGCGGTACAAATTTTGATACTGCTCTATTCAAGGATTGGTCGTAATATATTTTTTTGAAAGCAGACCCAGCTAAAGGTAAATAAAATAAAAGTTGGTCTAACTCAGGGTCGTACTCATCCATTACATTCATAATGTAATAGTTCATAAACTCTTGAACTCGCTCTGCTTGATTTTCTGTTTCTACCGTTCTCGCACCGATTATTTCTGTTTTTACTGGTCCTTTTGCAGGTAACATTTCCTTGTAACTTTGAGCTTGGAACTGGGTAACGGCTTCTGCCAAAATCGGATGAACAACTCCTGAACTGCCTTCAAAAGGTTGTGACCTAGATTCATCAAATTTCATACCGAGGTATTTTAGACCGTCTGTGTATGTCCTTTCCCACTCACTGCGTGATTCTTTGTCACTTCTTATAGAACTTAATAAATCGTTAGATATTTTTTGCAATACATCGTCACCAAGTACATCGACCAAGTTCATGTTGAAGTCATCTACAAGTTGAGGCTCTTGGTTTATTTCATCGTCTACTAAAAGTTGTTCTTCATTTACTAGAATCTTTGCTGCCTCTTTTATTTGGTCAGCTCTACTCTGTTCAGGTTGTATGCTAACAGCTGAACCTTGTTTTTTTATGTTCTCGTCATTTTCTGTGCCTAATTGTTTTTCAATAGCCATCAGTGAATTACCCTCGGTCTATGGACAAAATCTAAATCAAAAATGTCAGTTAATTCACCTGTCAGCACATACCCTTGCCCCTCAGCAATAATACGAGCATTTTCCTCCGTATCCGTATGTATGTCAGGCCCAGTATATTCTTGACCGTTGTGTATAAATTTTGTCGCAAAAATTTTCATCTCTCAATAATACACTACTCTGTTTTTTTTCAAAAATCTTACATCTTCTTGATAATCTTCATCAAGTGATACAAAACCACCTTGTCGGAAACGCATAAGTGCCATAGTAGAGCTATCGCAATAATCATCATGGTCACCGTATGGAAAAGCTGCCATTTCTTCTATAACATCATCAGCAAAACTGTGGTCAGGTGCCCATACCATACCCGATTCGAAAATAGGAGCTACACTATTCATTCTAGCAACTTTGTCTTGCCCTCTACTCGGTGCATAAGCAGTTACAGGTATGCCCATCCTTCTTAGTTCTTGTGTTAGAGGTGTACCACTCGCTTTTGCCTCTATTAAAACACAGTCAGGTTTCCAATATCTATATTCCTCTTGTGCTAACCTTTTCAATTCGGGAAAATCACAACGCACTCTTTTAGCATCTAATAAAATTATTTGGTCTGCGTTTTCATCACCAAGATTGAATATTGCCCATGTGGTGATTGCAGAGTAGTCAGCTGTGTCTTTTTTAGAGAAAGCCGTGTCATAACTTTGTATTACATAACTATACTCAGGAACTTCGTCTTCCTCCCATCTCCGCCACCATTCTCTCTTTACTATAGAACCCTCTTCGGCAGTCGGATTTTGCATCCACTGACTGTTCCATTTACCAATAGGCAAAGATGCCTTTACTCCTAGTAGTTCTTCTTTTTTCCAAAACTCAGGCCACAGAGGTTCTTCTGACTCAGGCATAATTGCTGGGAACTCAATCAACTCCCATTTGTCTGCATTATCTTCACCTTGTTTTTTCAGCAACTTGCCAACCAAATCTTTTGTGCTCCATCTTGTCATTACTATCACAATTGTGCCACCCGGCTGTA